ACCAAGTAGAATTTTTGTAACCGAAGATGGATACTACAGAATAACAACAATGGCTAGTTATGCTACTACTCTTTCTAGTGTTAGAGTACAATTAAAACAAAGTTTAAGAGTAGATGGGACTACATATGTAAGTGGTAGTGACTATGGCTCTTATGCTAGAAATAATATATCTGCACAACCAAATTTGAAATCATCAAGTACACATTTAACTACTATTGTTTATCTACAAAGTGGACAATATATTGAAAGTATGTTACAAGGAGTAGGACTGGGTGGTGAAGCATATTTAAAAGAAAACGAATCACTATTTACAATAGAAAAATTGTAAATAATTTCATATTTATAATCAAACATTTAAAACTTAAAATTATGGCTATACAAACAAATGGAACATTCACTTACAATTCAGGAGTATACACAACTCCATATTTTAGAATTGTTTTACATTTACCACAAAGTGGAGAGGAAACTCCTGTAGATTGTTTTATGTACACATCTCAAAATGATTACACAAACGGAAATGGTCACATCGCATGTATTCCTGTTTATGTTTCTAATACAGATGCAGTAGAAACTAATGATGGTAGTAATGTAGTAAACAAATATCTACAATATATTACTGAGAAAGTAGTTACAAGACTAAGAGAGATTTCTTCAGATTCAACATTTACTATCGTAGGTATACCAACACTTTAATTTAATCCTCCATATTTATATACAAACAATAAGGAGGACTTAAATGGCGGTACAGATACCTATATGGGCAGGTTCATCATCATTCTTTCCAGGAGATACACCATTTGGATACTATGATTATGATGTAGATTTCCAAACTGATATTGATAAAATCACAACATGGTGCGCCAGACGATTGGGATATCCTATTGTAGATATTGAATTACAAGACATCAACTTCTATGCATGTTTTGAAGAATCAGTAACTGAATATTCATCTCAAGTAAACCAATTCAATATCAGAGAGAACCTCTTAAACATAAGAGGAAGTGCTACTGGTTCAAATTTATCACAAACCGAACTCAACTCAAATTTAGGTGGGTTAATTTCATTAGCAAAAGACTATGGTAGTGAAGCGGGTAGTGGTGGTAGGTTAACATATTATACAGGCTCATTCGAAGTAGTAACGGGTAAGCAAGTATATGATTTGACCGACCCATCTATTACTACTTTGGAAAGTGGTACTGCTGGTACTGATTCATTTGAGATTAAGAAGATGTTACACAATGCACCTCCTGCAATGGTAAGATACTTTGACCCATTTATTGGTACTGGTTTAGGGTCACAACAAATGATGGACACATTCGGTTGGGGTAACTACTCACCGGGTGTATCATTTATGATGCAACCACTTTATGATGACCTTTTAAGATTACAAGCAATCGAATTCAACGATATGGTTCGTAAATCTCAATATGGATTTGATATTCAGAACAACAGAATAAGAATCTTCCCAAGACCAGAGAACTCATATACCGTACATTTTCATTACATATTAGATGCTGACAGAAGAAACCCAATCGTTTCCAATTCGGTGGTATCTGACTATTCAAACGCACCATACGATAGAATCACATATGAGAGAATCAATGATGTTGGTAGAAGGTGGATTCAGAAGTATACACTAGCATTAGCAAAAGAAATGTTGGGTGCAGTCAGAGCTAAGTTTAGTTCAGTACCTATTCCAAACTCAGAAATCACATTGGATGGTGCAGATTTACGAAGTGAGGCAGCTACAGAAAAAGAAGTATTGATTTCAGAGTTGAGAGAGAACTTAGAGGCAACATCAAGAAAAGCATTGTTGGAGGCACAAAAAGATGAGTCTGAATTTATGGAACAGACACTCAACAGAGTTCCAAGAGCTATATACATAGGTTAAGAGATGGCATTATTCGGTGGACAAAGAGATGCAAGTTTATTCAGAAAGATAAACAAAGAACTCATAACGGATATCATTGATACCGAAATCTATTATTACAAAATCATTATAGATGATACCAAACGGAATCTATATGGTGAGGGTAAAGATAAGGTGTATTACAATCCTCTTAAAATTCCTACTATGGTGGATAGAACTAATGCTGAACAGATATTCGATGAGTTTGGTTCATCATATACGAGAAATGTGAACTTCTACTTTCTTAGAGATACTTTGGTTGATAAGAATGTGTATCCTGAAGTTGGTGATGTGATACTTTGGAATGATGAGCAACATGTAGTTGATGTAACATTCACCAATCAGTTCTTCGCAGGAAAGAATCCTGATACTTGGGATGGTGGTGATACTCAAGGTTACAATCTATCAATTATATGTGAAACTCATGTAACGAGAAAGACCCAACTAAAATTAGAAGACAATTTCCGTTTTGGAAATGATGTAACAAATAACGACTTACCAACGGGTGTATAATGGCACAAAGATATAGAATAAACAGAGATGATAAAGTTGATTTGGGTAGAACGGAAGGTTCTTTCTCAGATGATGCTAAATTAAATAAAGCAAAGCAGATATCACGAAGAAACGATGATGTAAAGAATATATCAGTTGGTATCTATGACATTGACTTAGCATTCAAAGACTTTTTAGAAAAAGATGTCAGACCCACAATCGAAGAAAGTGGTAAGTTCATTCCTGTTCCTGTATTGTATGCATCGCCAGAGAATTGGGTATCTGCACAAAAGGATGGGTATCTAAGAGATGAGAATGGTAAGGTACTAACACCTCTAATCTCATTCAAAAGAAACTCATTGGATGTAAACACAGACCATGCAAAACTAAAGGTACTTACTGATGAAGATACCTCAAGAACATTTGTTAGGAAGTTTACACCCAAAAACAAATATGATGCATTTTCACAATTGATAGATACGAGAGATTTTAGTGAGTACCACATTGTTGATACACCTGATTATGTAAATGTTCAGTACGATGTTATCATTTGGTGCGACTTTATGGAAGACCTAAACAAAATCGTAGAGCAAGTGGTATACTTTCAAGGTAGAGCATTTGGACAAAGATACAAATTCCAAATCAAAGGAGAATCATACTCATTCGAAACAACAAATGGTGTTGGTGAAGAAAGGTTAGTAAGAAGTAATGTAACTCTTACAGCAAAAGCATATATCGTACCCGAAGATAGGGGTAAAAGAACAATCAATCATCAGAAGTCATTTGGTACATCAAAAATAGTTTGGAAAACAGGTCTTGATACTTAATGTTTATAAAAACATTATCATATTTATATACACAAAACATTAATCTAAATTTTAAATAGTTATGGCAGAAGTCGAAAAAATTACAGAAACGCAAGGTATTAAATTCGAAAACGAAGAAATCGAAAGAATCCAAAATTTTAGAAATCAGTTTTCAGAGGTTACGGCAAAAATGGGTGAGGTAGAAATCGAACTAATAATGATTGAAACTCAAAGAACTGCAGTAGAGAAGTTTAAAACTGAGTTGAAGGAAAAATACTTAGAGTTGAGAAATGAGGAAGTTAAGTTGTCTAAAGAACTCAGAGATAAGTATGGTGATGGTGAGTTTGATATGAATACTGGAGTGTTTACCCCTAACCAATAAATACAATCGTTTCTATTTTTTTTGAGTATTTATAAGTATATAAAACCAAAATAATAGGAGAAAAAATGGCAGAAAGAATAGTAAGTCCTGGTGTTTTTACACGAGAAAAAGACTTGTCATTTCTACCTCAAGGGATTGGAGAAATTGGAGCAGCTTTAATTGGGTCTACCGTTAAGGGGCCTGCTTTTGTTCCAACTCAAGTACAATCTTTCCAAGAGTTTCAGCAAGTATTCGGCGGTTTGACTGAAGAGTCATACCTACCATATACTGCTCAATCGTATTTGGAAGATGCTGGAACTGCAACAATCGTTAGGGTATTAGGACAAAACGGATATACTCTTACCAATCCAATCGGATTAGTTATTTCATCATCACAAGGTGAAAAGTTAGCAGCATTCATTCACCCAACTACACAAGTTGATGTAGCTGATGCTTTATTCGATGAATCAGTAATCACAGACCACAACGGAGCATCAGATGTTTCAGCATCTTTGTTCTCATTAACAATATCTGGTTCCGTTGATTCTGATGTTACTACAGGTACATCATATACCGCATCGATGAACCCAACTAACGATAATTACTTTACTAAGACATTCGGATTCGGCCCCAAAGGTTCACAATTCGGATATGTTTACTCTAACTTTAAGACATTCCAATCGGCATCATTCGCTACTGGTGAACAAGTTGTAGTGACCATTAATACTGGTTCAACAATAGATTACACAAAGGCTTATACTGAAGCAGCGACACCTTGGATTACTTCACAGAAAGTTGGTGGTAATACTACAAACTTATTTAAGTTCCATACACTTTCACATGGTACGGCAACTAACTATGAGTTCAAAGTAGGTATTCAAGATGTTAAACCTGCCGGAACTGTCGCAGGTTCTGAATATGGTTCATTTACTGTTGTAGTAAGAAGAGTTGACCAAGACAAAATCAATGGAACTCCATTCGTAGGAGTAACTGATTCTGATATCAGACCTAATTTAGTAGAGTCATTCCAAAATGTAAACTTAGACCCAGATTCTCCAAACTATATCGCAAGGGTGATTGGTGATAAGTACATTACCGTTGATGCTAATGGTAAGTTGTCAACCAATGGTGATTATCCTAACAACTCAGTAAACATCAGAGTTGAGGTTGCATCTGTAGTTAACAATGGTGGAATCGACCCCGCATTAGTACCATTCGGATTCGCTGCATTACAAAATCCATTTGGAAATGCATTTACTGTACCAAACCCATCTTATGTTGTATCACAATCAATCAATGATTCATACAATGAGAAGAAATTCTTAGGATATGACTTTGATTTCGTAACTACAGATAATTTAGTATTCTTAGCACCAACACCTAAAACTTTAACAGCAACTGCTGGAACGGCATTCTACTTAGGTGATTGTCACGACAATACTGCAGGGGCAGCTGTAGCATTGACAGGAACATTATCCGCTAAGAAATTTATGATTCCATTCCAAAGTGGATTTGATGGATTCGAACCAAATAGAGTTGTAAGTGTTGGTAGTAGTATTGCTGCAGGAAACACTCAAGGGTATGATTGTTCATCAAACACCAAAGCAGGAACTGTGGCATTCAGAAAAGCTATTAACGCAGTATCTAATCCTGATGAGTTTGACATCAATATGTTGGTCATTCCAGGACTCATCCATAGATTACATTCTTCAGTAACTACATTTGCTAAAGATATGTGCGAGGATAGACAAGACACATTCTTTATTATGGATGCTGGTGCATACGGAGATGATATCTCAACAGTCACAAACACAATTCAGGCATTTGATTCTAACTATGTAGCATCTTACCATCCTTGGGTTAAGATTTTAGATACAGATAAGAACAAACCTACCTGGGTTCCACCATCAGTTGTACTTCCTGGCGTTATTGCATTTAACGACCAAGTAGCAGC